CCGATGGGGTAGCAGCAGAGCCGTCAACCCCTGCAATGCCTGTCGTGCCGTTGATGGTGATGGACATGGATTAGGCTCCAACAATCTCAGATGTCTTATCTGCGGCTAACCCTACCCAACCTTGGGCAAAAGCCAGTTCAACCATAGCGTCTTTTGACGATGGTATCTGGATGTTGCCCTCAAAGCACTTCTGAACGGTCAACTGAACAATATCATCAATGGCAATGCGGCAGCGTTCATGGATGGCATTATCAATCCACTCCTGCGGGGAGAAGGCCACATACCCCAAGGCTTTGTTTTCGGCATCCGTAAGTGCAACGGTGTAGTTCATGCTCTCTTCTCCTTACCCTAGTAGGTATCCAGTAAACTGGGTGTGATCCCCGCCTTGATAGATTGTAGCAGAAGCCCCAACAATGTTCCTGAGGCGAACCTCAACATAATCGTTCGCAGCTAAGCTAATGATAGTGGACAGGCCTATACCACTCATCGTAACCCCCTGAAGAAAAAATATCTCAATTGTACCGTTCTTAAAAAACCCAATAGGTGCGTTTCCGTTCCCCGGATTTAGATAGAGTTGATAGGTAAAGGAGTATGTGCCAGCAACAGGAGCCGTGAACCTACCCGTTGATGTGCTATATCCAGAGCCAATATTTAGGGGCGCTGTGTTAAAGACAATCACCTGATTAGCGGTGAAGGTTGTCTGCGCCGCTAAACCTGCAGCAATAAATGCGGGTTGGTATGGGGTTGTAACCCTGCCGGAGGCGTCGATACGCATACGCTCTGTGTTGACAGTGGCAAAGGTGATTGGCCCAGCGTTGGCGTGATTGGTTGCAAAAGTCAGGCCACCAGAAGCGCCATACCCACCGCCCCATTCGTGATACATCCCCCCAGCAAATGCGCCAAATGCGCCGACCGCTGACCCGCTGTTGTTATAAACAATGCTGGTGCGGTGGAAGTCTACTTGGCTCCCCGACCGCTGAACAATTGTGCTACCAAGTCCTGAAGCCGTTGCTTGAACCGTTAGCGGATATGCTGGAGAACTCGTGCCAATCCCCACGTTGCCTGAACTGTCAACGCGCATACGCTCAGTGCCACCCGTAGTGACAGCCACAGTATCCGCAGCCGGAAAGAACACACCCGTGTTGGTGTCACCAGTAGAGTAGATCGAAGGAGAGCCAACACTTCCTGCGGGGACTTCATTAGCCAAGCCCGATACGTTTACCGTGCCAGTAGCATCAGGCAGCGTCAGGGTGCGGTCCGTGTTGGTGTTAGGAGCCGCTATGGTGAGCGTCCCCGTGCCGGATGCGTGGGGTGTGAGTGCAATTTTTGACATCAGATCACCACATATCGTGCGCCCGAAGACACAGTGAGAGTTACACCGGAGTTGATGGTGATTGGTCCAGTTGACATAGCGTTCTTGTCCGCTGGGATTGTATAATTGCTCGTCATGGTCTGCCCGTTCTGAACAAACACTTCATCTGATCCACCGCCCGTAGCACCGCCGCCGACCGATCCCCAAGCGGAACCGCTGTAGCCCTCAAACTTGCCGAGGTCGGTGTTAAAGCGGAAGTAACCTGCGGCAGGAGAAACATCGCGGTTAGCTTGAGTGCTTGCAGGAACAACCGCCGAACCAGTGTCCGATGTCTTGGCTACCTTAGTCGCAACGACAGACGTCTCTGCCTTATCGTTGTTCAGATTGTTAAAATTGGCGTCCACCTCAACGTGCGTGAGTGGACTACCTTTTCCCGCCCGTGTGACTATGGTTGCCATGTCAGGATCAATCCAGTGTGATGTCTAGGTCGCCAGCAGGAATGCGCAGGACGTCGCCGGATGCAATCGTCTTAGACGCGGTCAACGTCGCGTAGGCCAGCATGTTGCCAGTGGTCAGCGCGTCAAACACCGCGATGTGTGTGATCGTGCCCCAGCTTGCCGATGCCGTCGGCCATTCAACCGCAGCCGAATTGGTGGCTAAGTCGCCGGTGACAGTAAAAGTTACCGCCATGCGAACATAGGATCCACCGCTAACCTCGGTTCCGCCGCCAGCCTCACCGGGGGCAGCCGTGAACAAACCGATATACCAAGCCGTCGGACGCGTGGGCGAACCTGTCGTGAACAGCCATTGCAGCGTGCGGGTTTCCGCGTCGTTTGTAAAACTCATGGCGCACCTTTCTTGGTTTTCATAACCAACCCGGAGCCGCCGTATTTGGCATCGTCCGAAGTTGCGTTCAGGTTATCCATCGCAGCCTTATACAATCCGTCCCAGACCGCAACCTTGGCGTCGTCTTTCAGATACGGAGCCGAGTGAACCAAGGATCCATACAGGTAGGCGTCGGGGGCCTCGGTCAGCAGCCAATTCGTCGTGTTCGCGCCAGACAGAGCCGGCACACGGGCATAGTACACCAAGGACGCGTTATATACTATGTCAGGCGTCGGATATAACTCCAAGCCGCCGGCGGTCAACGCGTAGTGCGTAGGTTTGCCAGTGTGATCATAGTTGTCAGCGCGAAGCTGCAACATCTGCGCCGTGCTGATCGGCTCAACCGGGTTGGTCGACCCATCCAAAATCTGCAACCTGATCGGCGACAGGTAGTCGGCGGGGACGGCGCTGTATTGCGTATCGAGTTGAGCCGTGCTGCGTTTTTCTTGCCGATAGTGACGCAGGTCGCGGTCGATGCGGCTTTCGGCCAACCGAATGAACGACGGGATAACCGACGTTAAATCGTCTCGGTTAAGGAAGTCTGCGATGGCAGACTGCAACTCTGAATAGTTGGCTAAGGTCATTTCTTCTTCGCCTCATTGCGGCCAGAGATAGCCTTTGATTTAGCCTTAGCGTCGGCCTTGCTGCTCGCGCCCCACGCTTGCAGTGATAACAGCAATCGCGTCGGTTTTCCATCGGGTTCGCGTTCAGGCCCCGGCATGCCACCCATCCGCGCCAAGAAAGATGCACGGCGCGGGTTGTCGCCAGTCTTAACCGGCGGCTTGAGGTTCATGCCCTCGGCCTTCGCGGATGCCCGCCCGGTGGCATTCAAGCCACCCTTGGGGTTCTTGCCCGCAGCACGCTGCCATGCCGGTGTCTTTGCCATTACTTTGGCTTCTTAGCCGTCTTGGCCGACGCCTTGAACGCAGCCGCCGTCGGTGCGCCCTTGGCTCCCGGCTTGCGCATTTCCTCGCCGGAGCCAGCCTTAATGCGAGCCTTCTTGGCCGCGATATTTGCGTACAGGCCCTTCATTATTTCTTGCCCTTCATCATGCAGCCACCCATGGCCTTGCACTTAGCCGGGTTGGGGCATCCCTTGCAGGGGGTGAACTTCGGTGCTGGCTTCTTCATTTCTTACGTCCCTTGCCGGCCTGTGCCAGCGCGATGGCGACAGCCTGTTTGCGGTTGGTAACCGTGGCGGCCTTTTTCGGACCCTTGGGGTCGACGCCGGCGTGCAGCGTGCCAGCCTTAAACTCGCCCATCACCTTGGCGATCTTGGCGGAGGCTTTAGTTGGCTTTTTCATCTAAGCTCCCCATGTTGCTTTCAGCATATACCCTTAAGCCCGCGCCGTATCGGCTTAGACCAGTTCCCCGTCGGAGAACCCAACGACGTGGCGGCGTCCCCGGCGAAAGTAAGAAACACCGCGTCGGCCTTGTCAGGTGAACGTAAACCCCGCCGGCGCATGTCGTCCTTACTCTCGGCCTTCATCTTGCCGCTGCTGCCGAAAGAATACCTGATCGACGTCAATTCCGCAATAAGTTCGCCGTCGGCGGGCAACCGGCTACCCCGCTGCTCAAGCCAACCCCGAAACCTGAATATCAACTCGGTGCGCAAATTGTTATACGTCGCCCCAAACGCGGGAGCCTCGGAGACGTTCACAGCACGCACAGGAAGCCCTAGTTCGCGCAGGCGGTCGTGGACGCCAGACCCAAGCCCGATGACGTCCACAAGGATCTCTGCCGGCCTGTCCGCAGACATCAAGCCGTCGTACTGGGCCTTCACCCTGCCGACGGTCTGCATCAGGTCCAAACCCTTCCACGTCTCAACCTCGGTAATAATCGGGCCAACACGTTTAGCCAATGCCGACCGGTCGCTGCCGAAGCGTGCCACGTCCAAACCCCAGACAGCCCTCGTCGTCGGTGACGCAACCACATCCCGACCCTTGGCAGCCTCGGCCAAATACAGCGGGATGATCGTATCGTCGTCGCCCAAGGGAAACTCGCCCAGCACGCGGATGCGGTAGGCATTGCTATCCTCGCCGTAGCGGACCTTCATCTCCTCGACAAATTCATCCGATACCCGGCTGCTCTCAACGCAAGACCAATGCAACGTATGCCAGTGATCCGACAGCCGGTTGTGCGTCTCGTAAAACGTGCCGGTCGACCGTGTCGGGTTGCCAGCCAAAATCGTTATCGCGTTGTGGCCCGACATCGAACCGCTGGCAGCCTCGAAGACCTGCTCCGGCACGCCGCTAGCCTCGTCAACCACCAGCATCACGTTATCGCTATGCACCCCAGCCAACGCTTCGGGCTGCTCGGCCCGCGACGTCCTAGCCGAGATAAACGCTTCCGACGGGGCCGCGATCAATTCAACCCGGTCGGTCTTCACCTCAACCAAACTCTGCAACGCTTCGGGCAGTTCGTTAATCCACCGCTTCAATTCGGCAAACAGGGCGTCATACAATTGCGCACTGGTCGGCGCTGTCACCACAACTTTGCACGGATACCGAAACAGCAAAAACCACAGCATGCTCCAACTCAAGCTGGTCGACTTACCCGTGCCGTGCCCCGACCGCACCGACACCTTCCGCTCGCCGCCGCCGACCGCACGCAACAAATCATCCTGATAGGCTTCCGGCGTCGCGCCGAGGATCTCACGCACAAACAACCCCGGACCCTCGGCCGACATGCCATACCGTGCGATCATCTCCTCGAAGGGGTTATCTTTGCTCACTCGTCGTCATCCCCCAATATCGCGTAAATCTTCGCCATCTCAATCAGCCACAAGGCATCCTTGCGCGAAACATCCCCCGACGCCGCCACATACAGCGAACCCTCAGCCGTCTCACCCAATACCAGCACGGTATCCAAACCCTTGCCCGACGCCGCCAACAACACGTCGCCGACCGAAATATCAGGCTCGAACAGGTTAACCACGTTGCCGCCGTCACTCATCGTCGTCATCCCCCACAACCGCGTCCACAACCTCGGCCACCGCGTTAATCGTAATGCCGCCGTCCCGACGCTTCTTCAACGCATCCAAATGCAGTTGGCCGATGTTAATCGTCACGTTCGGCGCGTTCGGATTGTGCCTGAAACGGTCAGGATTGTTAACCGACGCCATCCACTTGCGAACGTCAATCCGCTCCTTGCCGACCGCCACCTGCTCGCGGTTAATCGTCGGCAACAAAGCCATGCCGTCGGCTATCGCCAAGGCTTCCTCGGCCAACTGATCCGCATACTCGCGCCGACCCTCGTTGATCACGGCACGATACTCTGGATGCGCGTTGATGTGCCGGCTCAAATATGTGCGCGAACACCCCAACTTAGTCGCCAAATCCAAAATCGTGCCACCCTCGGCAATGTAATCCTGCAACCACTCAACACCGCCAAGAGCCTCAATTTCGCCAAACAAACGCTTCTTTAACGCACGGCCAGCCATCGTGTTCTCCCATGTTGGCGTGGGGGTTGCCTGCACCCTGAGCGCGTGGGCCGTGTTGCCCTGCATTCTCTACCCCACACAGGGCCTATGTAGCAACATATAGGCAACTTGGGTTTTCGGCGCAATTTATAATTTTTTTTGGCGCGGGTTGATGCGAGTTCGCATTTCAGTTGACGGGATGCGTGAAGTGGGTTAGCAGATGTGTGTGGGGGAGCATCATAGACTGCCCCGCCTAAACCCCTGCCACCGGGGGGGGTACCCAGCAAGCACCGTCAACCCACCTTTAACCCCCGCAGCGGGCGCAGACCAATGTCCGATAACCTGTATTATGTCAAATCTCGCGTGCACTTACGATAACCCATGTCAAATGGGGTAAGCAGTTACCGCAAAACAGGCCGGCCTAGGTTAACCATGTAAACCCAGTTCACGCGCCCACACGCGAGGCGGCGTGTTTGCCGGGCTGGTTCTACCGTCGTTTAGATAGCGGAAAGCCCAGCGTGAAAATATTTTCGATAACGCAATAAATGGTGTTGCAATGCGTTTGCGCACATGCTACAAGTAACCATGGCAACGAGGCCAGACCAACAAACACACTGTAAAACAAGCAAGGAACGCAACATGATCAACATCACACTAGACCAAGCTGCAACTATGATTGACTGCATCGAAGGCGATATTGATATAAGCAGATTTGGCGAAACAGACTATACCGACGTAAACGCGTTACGCTACTATCTCAACCGCGCCGAACTCTTGCAGCATCTGAAAGCTGCGATTGCCGCCGAAGTCTAACAACTCCAACAAGCAAGCAAACAAAGGAAAACATCATGGCAAACTCAACCGAACAGCGCCACGCCCTACGCGTCGCATCCAAATATTGCCGCATCGACGCTTACGCGGAAAACAAATATCGCGTTGTGTCACCTTGGCGCGAAATTGGCGGCCCATCGTGTGAGGGTGACCTTTGCTCATACAACACAGCTAAAAGTGAACGTGCCCGCATGGTTGCATGGAATGCAATGCAGCTTCTTGGGTATGACAAAGAAACCATCTCTTGGGCCATACCATTGTATGCTGGTGGAAGCGCCAGCAATCTGCTTAAATCCGCAGTCAAAAAAGCCGGACCTGCTAACCTCTAACGTCTAACAACCCAACAAACAAGCAAACAAAGGAATACATCATGGAACCGACATTCGCAAATCTGCTCAAGCGTGCAACTGAAACCGCATTGGAGCGCATTCCGCCACAGCCCGTTGATGAGTCAACCGAGGCATGGCAGGAATACATGGGCCAACTGGAAGCCTTCGAAGATCACAGCGACATTGCGCATGAGGAAGCCGATAGATGGGATTGGGTTATCTACAACCATGCAGCTATGAAACTTTGCGGCAATGTTTCCTCAAGCGTTCTTAGTGCTGCCGAAGAGCAGGCAAACGATTGCGGCGGGATAGATGAGGCTTTCAAGAATAACGGCCTGTATGGTGTTGCCACCTTGTGCGCTTACTGGATTGTTTACCAAGAAGTTTACGATGCGCTTGAAGAGGTGCGCCAAACTCAACTTGATGTTGCCTATAACAAACTCAACGCGCTTGAGGTGGCTGCATGATCCGCGACGCTCTCACCTGCGCGGCCTTCATGGTTGGCCTCTATTATTGCTCAATCATCCTATGGGCTGCCTTCGGTTCCTGATCTTACCACCTCAAACAAATGCAAGGCGCTGTTAACCGCAGCGCCTTATCGTTTGACCGCCATGTAAGCAAATTTTCCGTCGTCACTCAGACGCTTCATCACCAGCAAACACAGGCCACCATTGCAAGCGTCTGCCGCATCACGTTTATGCGGGCCAGCACAATATTCACCGACGTGGTAGATGAGGCGATCCCCCTTTTCAGATTCTTCCAGCCTGTGGCTAAATACGCCTTGTTTTTCCTTCGTTACGTCCACAAGTTTGCTCATTTGAACACATCCCCCAAATCGTCATCCAAGCTGTCATTCGTTGGCTTCCTGATCGCCGTGATTTCAGCACCATTAAAACTTTCTTTAACCTGTCGCACCAGTTCGTTGCGATGCGCATTCAGGGCAACCGCCACCTCTCGCATGTTGAACATCAGCAACCCCTTCCGCTTGCGGTAAGCTGCGGGCCACTGTCTGCCGTCTTCGATCACACCAAAAGTTACCCCGTCCAACTCATACTCCCAGATGTGCGGATCGGCTGGAAGGTGTCCACCCGCTGTCGCTTCGGCGTCCATCATGGCTAACCCACGCACACACACCTCGGCCCAGCCAGCCACCTTGCCAGCATCCTTCTCATCCTCTGCGGCATACAGGCCAGCCATAGCTTTACCCCACTTGGCGAGCGTCTCCGGCCCTGTCAGACCCACCAGCACGCCTATGCCCCATTTCTTATCCATCGCCTCGGCTGCCCGTGTAAATCCGGCCAACGCCACGTCAACCTTTATGTCATCCGCCGATGCCTGCGGGTGTATAACGCGATCCGTCTTTTTCTGATACGTTGGCCGTTTCATGCCCGCTCGTCCTTGGCTTCCACAGGTCCACGCGCCTGATCCTGATATTTTCCAGAATATGCCGCAGGTTCGGCGATCTGGCTAAAGATAACCTGCGCGATACCTGAACCCGCCTTGATGTGCAGCGGTTGCCATCCATGATGAACCAACTCTAGCGTCAGAAAACCGCGCCAACCCGGTTCTATAACCGTATTAAACACGGCCAGCCCACGCCTAGCCCAACTTGACTTGTCGTGAACGACGCCCACCAGATCAAACGGCATTTCAAATTCTTCCATCGCGCTTGCCAGCGTGAACTTGCCCGCCTTCCACTCGCCATCCACCCTGACCCTGTCTCCGCCGAAGAATACATCCTGCTCAATTCGGATGTCATAGCCTGCCAGCGATAACCCATGGCTGACCCCGTTTAATATATGCTTGCCCGTCAGCATGTTTATAATTGGCGCAGCTTTAATAAGCGCCTGCCCGTTGATAATCATCCCAACCTCCGTTGCATTTGTCCGCATTGATTTAAATTCGTGCCGTCGTTGTGTTCGCCCGCTCTCACCTGTGCCATCGTCCCCCCAGCATACTGTTGACCGCATCAAACTTTCTTTGCCATCGTTCCAGCATCTCCCCACCCCACTTCCCACCCCACTTGCAACTGTCAACTGTATATCACCCCACCCCACCTCCCCCTAAAGGGGGGGAAGGTGGTGGTGGGAAAGATAAATATACCCCACTTCCCCACCTGTTCCCCACCTGTGAAAGCGTAGGTGGGGAAACTCTCGCAGCGATCAAACTTCGTCATGATTGATCCATTCGCCGACGACAATTACGGG